AACATTAGAGTTAGAGTAGGGCAACAAGACGGTATTAAAATTGTTGCCTCAAATAAATCTGTAGCAGCCGCAAGTATTGGAAATGCTACAGATGTAGACACTGGTGCTAGGACAACAAATACACTTTTGTTGTTTAATGGGACAGAATATGTCCACGTAACAGCAGCACAAGTACTAGACCTTGCTGATGGTACGTCTGATGGAGAGTTGGATTACGGATCTTTTTAAAGTTTTTTCTAAGATAAATACATAAAAAAGGTAAAGTTAAAAGATGGCTGCTCCTGTATTACAGTTTAAGAGGGGTCTTTTTAGCAATCTCCCAGGATTGAGGGCAGGTGAACCCGGTTTTACTACGGATAGATACGATCTATATGTAGGTATTGATTCCACTACCGACAACAACCAGTTTGTTGGTTCTGGAAGATTTTGGACCATTGGTGGTGCTACAACAGGTTCTGGTGTTAACCTTGTTGAGGGTACTGACAATGGATCAAATTATATTACACTCGCTTCACCAGCATCTCTTGCTGGAATTGTAACTTATTACCTACCAGGTACTCAAGGCGAAGCTTCAACCGTCCTTACCAATGATGGTAACGGAAACTTAACTTGGGGCGCTGGTTCTAATAACACAGTTCTCACTGGTTTAACTAGTATCAGAGATCAGTTGAACATTGAAGGTTCAACCAATATCTCTGGTATCACAACCGTTACGAACGATACGGATAACACCCTTGGAGACGCTGATACTGGTGCTTTCCAAATTGACGGCGGTCTTGGTGTTAATAAGAACGTAACCGTTGGTGGAAATCTAAACGTTCAGGGATATTCAGAGTTTGTTGGTGTAGTTACATTCAAGGGTGGAACAATCAACCTTGGTGATGCTAACACCGATGATATTAACGTTGCTGGTGAATTTATCTCCAGCCTCGTTCCAAACGACGACAACTCATATGACGTTGGTGGAGACGCTAACAAGCAGTGGAGACACGCCAACTTTGCTGGTATTGGTACATTTGATGGTGGTTTAGACGTTGGTGGAGAGTCATCTCTCGCTTCTGCTACAGTAGAAGATCTCACCGATAATAGAGTAGTTATTGCTGGAACTGGTGGTTCTCTTGAAGATGATGGAAATCTAACCTATGATGGTACAGATCTTTCCACAAACTCTCTTATTGTTACAGATTTAACTGATAACAGAGTTCTTATTGCTGGATCTGGTGGAGCAGTAGAAGATGATGCTAACCTAACCTTTGATGGTTCAATACTGAATGTTGGGGCAGCTTTAACTGTTACTTCTGGATCCACATTTACAGATGCTCTAACAGTTCATGCAACCCTAACAGCACAAAAAGATGCTTCTGTTGGAAGTGCTCTTACCGTAACTGGTGCTGTTGACTTCAATGGTGGTCTAGATGTTTCTGGTGGAGAAACAACACTTTCATCCGCTACTGTTAGTGACCTAACTTCAGGTAGAGTTGTTCTTGCTGGAACCTCTGGTGCCCTGCAAGACAGTGGTAACCTGACCTTTGATGGTTCTACCTTAACAGTAACTGGTGACGCATCAGTCACTGCTTCCTTAGCAGTTACGAATGATGCTTCTGTTGGAAGTGCTCTTACCGTAACTGGTGCCGTTGATTTCAATGGTGGTGCTGATATCTCAGGTGGAGAAACTACACTTTCATCTGCTACAGTTTCTGATCTGACTTCTGGTCGTGTTGTTCTCGCTGGAACATCGGGTGCTATTCAGGATAGTGGAAACCTCACCTTTGACGGCACTACGCTTACAGTAACAGGTGCAGCTGCTGTCGATAACGTAACTATTGACGGTAACACAGTTTCAACCTCTTCTGGTGGTTTAACTCTTGATTCCACCAGTGGAACTACCACAGTTGCTGATGACCTAACTGTTAACGGAACCCTGACGGTTCTTGGTACTCAGTCTATCATCAACACAGAGACTCTGAAAGTTGAAGACTCTCTGATTGAGATTGGTCTAGTAAACAGTGGTGGTTCTTTGGTTCCACCTTCATCAGATGCTAACATCGACGTTGGTGTTGTTCTACATTACTACAGTGGTTCTGCTAAGACCGCTGCTATGTTCTGGGACGACAGTGCTGGAAGAATCGTAGTTGCTTCTGAAGTAACAGAAACTACCAGTGTTATGGGTAGTATCACATATGCAGGATTTGAAATTGGTTCTCTGTGGCTCAACGACTGTGCTGGACAATCGCAAGTTATCTCTTGTAGTGGAACTACAAGAAGTCTAGAAAATATAACTATCGACGGTGGTTCGTTCTAGTATTAACTAGAGATTATAAATACAGGTGGGCAAGTCCCACCTTTTTTTGTATCAACTATGAATGAAACTGATTATAGAAGTCTGATTCTTGTATACCAACAAAAGTCATCAGATCTGTTTTCTCAGACTGTTGCTTTAGAAGCAAAAGTTATGGTTGCTAACCAAACTATTGAGGCTCTCAAAAAGAAAACAGCAGAACAAGAGGACGAATTGAATAAGTTAAAAACAAGAAAAAAATCCACACAAAAGACGGATAATTTATCTGCTGAGGAATTCTAATGGCAAAACCATCAACACGCCAAGGACTTATTGATTATTGCTTGAGACGTTTGGGTGCTCCAGTGTTGGAAATTAACGTCGATGATGATCAAATTGACGACCTGGTTGATGATGCTCTTCAATATTTTCAGGAGCGTCATTTTGATGGTGTTGAGAGAATGTACCTTAAGTACAGATTTACACAGGAAGATTTGAATAGAGGAAGGGCATCAAATGAAAGTGGTAGTACAAATACTGTAGGTATTGTAACAACCAGTGCTACGTCAACATCCATTAGTGGATACGGCACAACCACTTCAAACTATTATGAAACTTCCAACTTTATTCAGGTTCCAGACTCAGTTATTGGAATCGAAAAAATTTTTAAGTTTGATACTAGTTCCATTTCAGGTGGAATGTTTAGTATTAAGTATCAACTGTTTTTGAATGATCTTTACTACTTCAACTCAGTTGAACTTCTTCAATATGCTATGACTAAAACTTATTTGGAAGACATTGATTTCTTATTAACTCCAGATAAGCAGATAAGATATAACAAAAGACAGGATAGATTATATCTAGATATCGACTGGCAGAGTATGACTGAGAATGATTATATTGTTATTGACTGCCATAGAATTTTAGATCCAGAAACATATACTGGTGTTTATAATGATAGTTTCTTGAAGAGATATCTAACAGCACTTATTAAGCGCCAGTGGGGACAGAATCTAATTAAGTTCAATGGTGTAAAATTACCAGGTGGAATTGAACTTAATGGTAGACAACTATATGATGATGCTGAAAGAGAAATAGATGAGATTCAGGCAAGAATGTCTATGGATTATGAATTACCACCTCTCGACTTTATTGGATAATGGCACTCAATCCCTTCTTTCTACAAGGTTCCTTTGGGGAACAAAGACTAATACAAGAGTTGATCAATGAACAACTCAAGATATATGGTATTGAAGTAACTTATATTCCAAGAAAGTTTGTTAGAAAACAGACTATTATCGAAGAGATACAGTCATCTAAGTTTGACGATAATTTCTTACTTGAAGCATACCTCAATAACTATGATGGTTATAGTGGGGCTGGAGATATTATGACCAAGTTTGGAGTTAGTGTTAGAGATGAAGTATCTTTGGTCGTATCTAGAGAAAGATTTGAAGATTTCATTGCCCCATTTTTAGAGGGTTTTGATGATTCTGAGATTGAAGTTTTTGATAGACCAAGAGAAGGAGATCTGGTTTATTTTCCACTTGGAAAAAGACTTTTTGAAGTAAAGTTTGTAGAGCACGAAAAACCTTTTTACCAGTTGGGTAAAAATTATGTTTATGAACTTCAATGTGAACTCTTTGAATATGAAGATGAGGTACTGGATACTGATATTGATGAAATAGACGAAGTACTAGAAGATAAGGGATATATTGTCGATCTTTCAATGTACGCTAGTGGAACAACAGCAACTGCTACCGCTACTATTGGAACTGGATATATCCGCACAATCACTCTTAATGATGATGGATCTGGATTTACAAGCACACCAACCGTTGCTATTACTACAGCACCATCTGGTGGAACTGATGCTCAAGCAGTTGCCATCACAACAACAAGAAATAGTATAACTTCTATCAAGGAAATTCTACTGATAAATGCTGGTGCTGGATATACTATAGCACCAACTATCACTATCAGTGGAGGTGGTGGAACTGGTGCTGCTGCTACTTGCGGTATTATTACAGACAAAAAAGGTGTTATCAACATCGTCGTTAATAATGGTGGAGCTGGTTATTCAACCGCTCCTAATGTTACACTCACATTACCATCACTGTCTCCACAAATAGCAGCTTCTGCAAAGGCAACTGTAAGTGCTGCTGGAACAATCAGTGCTATCAACATTACGGATTCTGGAGCAGGATTCTTCTCCACACCATCAGTAACAGTTGCTGCAGCAGCGACGACTGGTATTGGAACATACTGGTTCAACGAAGTTGTGACTGGATCAAGATCTGGCGCAACGGCTAGGGTTAAGAACTGGGATACAGATACCAATATTCTCAGAGTTGGTATTACGACTGGTTCATTCTATCCAGGTGAACTTGTTACAGGATCCAGATCTGCTGCCGCTTACGAAATTAATGTATCAGCAGCAAACACTGTTACCGATAAATATAGGCAAAATGAAGAAATTGAACTAGAAGCAGACAATATAATCGATTTCACAGAATCTAATCCCTTCGGTACATACTAATGTTAGGAACTTATTACTACCACGAAATTATTCGTAAAACTATTATCGCCTTTGGTACACTGTTTAATCAGATTGAAATCAAGCACAAAGACGGTACTGGAAATACTAACAGTGTTATTAGTGTTCCATTAGCATATGGACCTTCTCAAAAGTTTCTAGCAAGACTTGAACAACAAGCAAATTTGGATAAACCAGTCCAAATTACTCTACCCAGAATGTCTTTTGAAATGACTTCTATTGAGTATGATGCATCAAGAAAGACTGGTGTAACTCAAACATTCAAGGCAGTTGATGGCAACGACAGGATGAAGAAAGTCTTTATGCCTGTTCCATATAATATTGGATTTGAGTTAAGTATATTCTGTAAACTAAATGATGATGCTCTACAGATAGTTGAGCAGATTCTACCTTATTTCCAACCATCGTTCAATCTAACCATAGACTTAGTAGACTCAATCGGAGAAAAGAGAGATATTCCAGTTGTTCTGAATAGTGTTGGAATGCAGGATGACTATGAAGGAGATTTTTCCACAAGACGAGCACTAATATATACTTTACAGTTTACCGCTAAGACTTACCTCTTCGGTCCTGTTGCTGATAACCCAGAAGGTCTAATCCGTAAGGTTAT